AGTTTTAGGAAGAGGTTTAGGATTAGCTGCAACTCCAGCAGCACTTCTTCCATTTGCAGCTGCAGATTTAGCAGGTCAAATAGCAGAAGGTGATTCAGCTGTAGATATAGCAACTGATCCAATAAACTATATTGCTCCAATATTTGCAGATCAAACAGATAAAATAACTAGAGGATTAAATCCTACTCTTAGAAAGTTATCTAGATTAAATTTAGGTAAAGCTGCACTAAGAGGAATATCTAGAGGTGGAATAGCTGGACTTGGTTTATCTTTAGGTATAGAAGGTTTAAGATTATTGGACGATTAATGGTTAAAATAATACCAGGAGGTGGCCCACCACCAAAGAAAGGACCAAGCTCACAAGGGTTGAATGTTCCTTTTAAACAGACTATACTAATCAAGAACTCGGAGAAAAAGAATGTCAACAATAGACAAAGCTCTACCAAACGTCGTAGAGAACACAGTAAAAACGCCTAGCGACGAAGAAGTTGCAATAGCAGAAGAACAAGTAGCAGAATCACAAGGTGGTGAAGGCGTAGATGTACAAGAAAACGAAGACGGATCCGTAGATATTAATTTTGAACCAAACAAAGTTAATCAGCCAAATACAGATTCACACTTCGACAATTTAGCAGATTTATTACCTGAAGATGTTTTAGGTACATTAGGTTCAGACCTTTACAACAATTATATGAATTATAAATCTTCTCGTAAAGAGTGGGAAGATGGATACATAAAAGGTTTAGATCTTTTAGGATTTAAATACGAAGATAGAACACAACCCTTCCAAGGTGCTTCAGGTGTAACACACCCAGTATTAGGAGAAGCAGTCACACAGTTTCAAGCGCAAGCTTACAAAGAATTACTACCAGCAAAAGGTCCAGTGCACACTCAGATCATGGGTGTCATAGACAGAGTAAAAGAAGACCAAGCAGCTAGAGTAAAAAATTTCATGAACTATCAACTCATGAACAAGATGAAAGAGTATGAACCCGAGTTCGATCAGATGCTTTTTTATCTCCCTCTCAGCGGCTCTGCTTTCAAGAAAGTTTATTACGATGAACTTCTTGACAGAGCCGTATCTAAATTCGTGCCGTCAGACGATTTGATAGTTCCATATACAGCCACATCATTAGAAGATGCAGAGGCTATAATACATAGATTAAAAATTTCAGAAAATGATTTAAGAAAAAAACAAGTGTCAGGTTTTTATAGAGATATAGAAATACAACCTGGATACACACAAGATACTGAAATTGAAAAGAAAGAATTAGAAATAGAAGGTGTTAGAAAATCAAAAGAAGAAAATGATTTTACAATTTTAGAATATCATGTTGATTTAGATCTAGAAGGTTTTGAAGATTTAGATCCAGAGACTGGAGAGAAAACAGGAATTAAATTACCTTACGTTGTAACACTAGATCAAGGTAGTAAAGAAGTTCTATCTATTAGAAGAAACTTTAAAATGGGAGACACACTTAGAAAAAAAATAGATTACTTTGTACACTTTAAATTTTTACCTGGTCTAGGTTTCTATGGCTTTGGTTTAATACACATGATTGGTGGTTTATCTAAAACTGCAACAGCAACATTAAGATCTTTAATAGATGCAGGAAGTTTTTCAAACATGCCTGCAGGATTTAAACAAAGAGGAATTAGACTCAGAGATGAAGCAGAGTCTATTAAACCTGGTGAGTTTAGAGATGTAGATGCTCCTGGTGGTAACATCAGAGATGCGTTTATGCCTTTACCATTTAAAGAACCATCAGGAACATTATTACAATTAATGGGTGTTGTGGTTCAAGCAGGTCAAAGGTTTGCCGCGATTGCTGATATGCAGGTCGGTGACGGCAACCAACAAGCAGCTGTTGGAACGACAATTGCTCTATTAGAGCGTGGCTCAAGAGTAATGTCAGCAATCCACAAAAGAATGTACGCTGCAATGAAACAAGAATTTAAATTATTAGCAGATGTGTTTGCACAATATCTACCACCTGAATATCCGTATGATGTTGTTGGTGCACAGAGAATGATTAAGCAAACAGACTTTGATGACAGAGTAGATATCATACCTGTTGCTGATCCAAATATATTTTCACAATCACAAAGAATTAGTTTAGCACAAACAGAACTACAACTTGCGATGTCAAACCCACAGATACACAATATGTATGAAGCATATAGAGATATGTACGAAGCTATTGGTGTAAAAAATATTGATCAAATACTTCCACCACCACAACAACCTATGCCAATGGATCCTGCTACTGAAAATATTTTAGCAATGAGTGGTAAACCTTTCCAAGCATTTAAAGGTCAAGATCACAGATCACATATTACAACTCACTTAAATTTTATGGCTACTAATTTAGCTAAAAATAATCCTGCAGTTCTTGGTGCATTAGAAAAAAATATTTTTGAACACATAGCATTCATGGCACAAGAACAAATAGAAGTAGAATTTATGGAAGAGTTACAACAATTACAGCAACTACAAATGGCAATACAACAAAATCCAATGTTGCAACAAGATCCAAACACTCAACAACAACTTTTAACATTAACTTTAGCTCTTGAAGCAAGAAAATCTAAGTTAATCGCAGAGATGACACAAGAATTTAAGGAAGAAGAGAACAAAATCATGGGTGATTTTGGAAATGACCCTGTTGCAAAACTAAAAGCAAGAGAGTTAGACCTTAGAGCAATGAACGATGAACGAAAAGCACAAGATGCAGACGAAAGATTAAGCTTAGATAAGATGAAAGCAATGATGAACCAAGATAATCAAGAAGAAAAACTTGATCAAAACGAAGATTTAGCAAAATTAAGAGCAAATACTTCGATTGAAAAGACAATTTTAAGTAAAACAATCCCATCAGCTCCAAAAATGGACAGACCAATTGGTAATGTATCAATAATAAGAGGTAAAAGTTAAAAATTATGTGGTTATCAGCAATAAAATTAGCAGTTTCAGCAGGAAGTAAAATTTATGCTAACAAGCAGAAGACGAAAATGGCAATGTCAGAAGCACAACTCATGCATGCCACTAAAATGGCCCAAGGTGAGGAACAATACCAGGGAAAATTACTAGAAGCCCGACAATCGGACTGGAAAGACGAGGCAGTTCTTATAATTTTAAGTTTGCCCGTGGTGGTGCTAGCCTGGGCAGTGATATCGGATGATCCAACTGCTATGGACAAGGTAAAATTGTTCTTTGAGATGTTCTCACAGCTTCCATCATGGTTTACAAATTTATGGATCCTTGTAGTCGCGAGTATATATGGTATAAAGGGAACACAAATATTCCGAAATGGAGGTAAAAAATAATGTCAAAGAAAAAAAGAAAACTAAAAAAGCTTCTTAAAGGTTTAGGAGTTGGCGCTGCTATATTAGGTGCTGGTAAAGCTTTAATGAACAGAAGAGATAAGGCAAATCAAATGAAAGAGTTCTTAGCGACTGAAGGCGGAGACCTGTCTAATATGACAACAAGACCAAACATGTTAGATATTGCTGGTCCAATTGTAAGAGATATTGTAAAACCAAAAAGAAGAAACTCTATTCTTGCTGATCCTAGAATAAATAAAATGGATACATCAGAGGTAGATCTTGAAATGCCACCAGTTATAAATAGAAGAATATCAGGACAAAGTGTTATGGCTTCTCCTAGATTAAACACTGGTGCGTTTGATATAGGTATGAAAGATGGTGGTAAAGTTGTTAAAACTGGAGACGAACCAAAAAAACGTAAAAAGAAAATAGGAATTCAAATCAAAGGATTTGGAAAAGCGAGGAAAACATAATGCCAGGAACAATGATGAAAAGACCTATGATGAAAAAAGGTGGAAAGGCTTTAAAGCCTGTTAAGCCAAATCAAAAAGGTTTAAAAAAATTACCCAAAAAAGTTAGAAACAAAATGGGTTACATGAAGAATGGCGGGAAAGTTAAGTAATGGCCGGTAAGGGCTTATACGCTAACATTCACGCTAAAAGAAAACGTGGGGGCAAGATGAGAAAAAAAGGTGCCAAAGGTGCACCAAAAGCGTCTGACTTTAAACGTGCAAAACAAACAGCGAAAAAATAATGACTAAACTTTGTCCTAGAGGAAAATCAGCCGCGAAGCGAAAATTTAAGGTCTACCCAAGCGCATATGCAAATGCATACGCTAGCAAAATCTGTGCAGGTAAAATTAAAGATCCTTCTGGTGTAAAAAGAAAAGATTTTAAAGGACGTAAACCTGCTGCTATGGGTGGCATGATGAGACCTGGTTATATGGGTGGTGGACTTGCAGAAGCTACTGCTAGATTAAAAAGACAGGGATTAAAACGTGGTGGTATAGCTACGGGTTGTGGTAAAGTCATGAAGAATAGAAGAAAGATTACTAAGGTATATTAATATCATGGCTAAAAATGGTCTTGATAAATGGTTCAAACAAAAATGGGTAGACATTGGTTCGAAAAAAAAGGATGGCTCATTCGCAAAATGTGGCCGTTCAAAACAGAAAGCCGATGCGAAACGAAAGTACCCGAAGTGCGTCCCACTTGCAAAAGCCACACGGATGAGCGACTCGCAAAGGGCGAGTGCTGTCAAACGAAAGAGAGCAGTAGCACAAGGTGTCGGTGGT